AGAAAAGAATGCAATAATAGTTGCATCTTATGGTACTTTTTCTACTGGAATTAATATTAAAAGATTACATAATGTTATCTTTGCAAGTCCTTCTAAATCTAGGATTAGAAATCTCCAATCTATTGGTAGAGTTCTTAGGAAAGGAAAAGACAAAGTAAAAGCTAAACTTTATGATATTGCTGATGATTTGACTAAAGGTTCTAGAAAGAATTATACTTTAAATCATTTCATTGAAAGAATAAAAATTTATGTTAAAGAACAATTTAACTATGATATTATAACAATCAACATTAAAGAGTAGGAGGAAACAATTTTGATAGAAGATGATTTTTATGCCACTATTAAATTAAAATCAGGTGAAGAAATATATGCTAAAGTAGCTGCCTCTGAGGAAGGTGATAGGACTTTATTATTAGTCTCTAATCCTATCACAGTAGAAGAAATAAGAATGAAAGGAAAGCCATTTGGTTATAAATTTGAACCCTGGTTGAAAACATCTAAAGAAGATTTATTCGTAATAGATCTAGATAATGTTCTTACTATGTCGGAATCTGACGATTCAGAAATGATCTGCTATTATCAAGATTTTGTTAAAAGACATAATAAAACTAGTGAAGCTCAACTCAATAGAGAGATGGGTCATCTAGGTAGTGTCAATGAAGCCAAGAAGGCTTTAGAGAAAATATATAATACTCGTCCAGATAATCAAAATAACTCGAACCATCCCTTTCATCGTGGACAAACCTAGTCTACATGTGTATTGAAGACTTGTCAACTTATTGATATTCTGGTATACTATTAAACATATAAGTAATTATATCAATGAAGAGAGTTAAAAGATCCGAACATTATGTGAATAATAAGGAATTTTTAGCTGCTTTAGAAGTTTACTTTGCTGACGTAGAAAGAGCTAAGTTAGAAGGAAGAGAGAAGCCAGTGATTCCCAGATATATTGGGGAATGTTTTCTAAAGATTGCTAATCATTTATCATATAAGCCTAATTTTGTGAACTATATGTTTAAGGATGATATGATATGTGATGGGATTGAAAATTGTGTAAGATATATTCATAATTTCTCACCAGACAAGAGTAAGAATCCTTTTGCTTACTTTACTCAAATTATCTATTATGCTTTTCTGAGAAGGATATCACAAGAGAAAAAGCAACTAGAGATTAAAAATAAGATATTAGAGAAGACGAATTTTGATGAAGTCTTTGATGCTAATGATATGGACTCATCTAATTATAGTGACTACAATCAAATCAAAGATAACGTCTATTCTAAACTTCGTTATTCATGAAAGTTGCCATTATAACGGATCAACACTTCGGAGCCAGAAAGAATTCAAAACTCTTTCATGATTATTTTTTGAAGTTTTATAATGAGATTTTCTTTCCTACCTTAGAAAAGGAAGGTATTACCACGATTGTTGATATGGGAGATACTTTTGACAATCGTACTGGAATTAATTTTGGAGCATTATCCTGGGCAAAGAATAATTATTATGATAAACTAAAGGATATGGGCTGCACTGTCCATACTATTGTTGGAAATCATACTGCTTATTATAAAAATACTAATAAGATAAATTCCATAGATTTGTTATTGAGAGAATATGACAATGTACCTGTCTATTCTGAGGTGACTGAAATTAAATTGGGTAATTTACCTGTCCTCTTAGTTCCTTGGATAAACCAAGAGAATCAAGAGGAGACTTTTAATTATCTTAAGAAGACTAAGTGTGAAGTCTTAATGGGTCATTTGGAATTAAATGGATTTAAAGCTACTAGAGGTCATATCATGGAAGATGGTATTCCTCTAGATGCTTTTGAGAAATTTAAAAAAGTTTATTCAGGACATTATCATACAAGATCCAATTATAATGACATCTACTATCTGGGTAATCCTTATGAGATGTTTTGGAATGATTGTAATGATGATAGAGGATTCCATATCTTTGATACAGAGACTCTAGAGCATACTCCTGTTAAAAACCCCAATAGGCTTTATTATATTCTCTACTATGAGGATACTCCTCATCAAACTTTTGATACAAGAGAGTATGAGAATAAAATTGTTAAGGTAATAGTCAGGAAGAAATCTGATAAGGTTTCATTTGAAAGGTTTATTGATAAACTCTATCAATCCAATATATCAGAACTTAAAGTAGTTGAGAATTTTCAATTAAATGAGTCTGAAAATTTTGAGGTTGAAGAGGCTGAAGATACCCTTTCTATCTTGGATAGATATATTAAAGAAGCTGAGACTTCTTTAGATAAAACTGTTATTACTACTATGATAAGAGAGATCTATCAAGAGGCTTGTGAGGTACTCTGATGTACATTTTAGCCAAAAGGGGGAAGGAAAGAGAAGGTGCATATTCCGTAACTGATGATGACAAGGACCAGATCCTTTATATTTTTCAAGAAAAAGATGATGCTACCAGATATGCCTTACAATTGGAAGATTTAGATTATCCTGAAATGAAAGTGATAGAAGTTGATGATGACATAATGATTAAAACCTGTGAACTTCATGGTCATAGGTATACCATTATTACTCCTAATGATATTGTGATTCCTCCACCAGGACAACATGATTATATTTGAAAAGATTCGCTGGAAAAATTTCTTAAGTACTGGTAATCAGTTTACAGAAATAGATTTGAATAAAAATGCTACCACTCTTATTGTGGGATCTAATGGTGCAGGGAAGTCTACTATTTTAGATGCATTAACTTTTAGTCTTTATGGAAAATCTTTTAGAAAGATTACCAAACCTCAATTGGTTAATACTACTAATGAGAAGAATGCTTTAGTAGAAATTGAGTTTGTTGTAAATTCTACAAACTGGAGAGTAGTAAGAGGAATAAAACCTAATATTTTTAAGATCTATAGAGATGAGGAATTATTAGATCAAGAATCTCATTCTTTAGATCAGCAGAAGTGGTTAGAGAATAATGTATTGAAGATGAACTATAAGTCTTTTACTCAGATTGTTATTCTGGGTTCTAGTACATTTGTTCCCTTTATGCAATTGACTGCTTCTAATAGAAGAGAAGTTATTGAGGATCTATTGGATATTAAGATATTCTCTACTATGAATACCTTTATCAAAGATAAGATTAGGGTCATTAGGGATGAAGTGAAGACATTGGAATTGAAGAAAGAATCTCTGAATGATAAGGTGGAGATGCAAAAGAATTTCTTAGATGATATAATTAACAGAGGGACTGAAAGTATAGAGGAAAAGAAGAGGAAAATTATTGAATTGGAAACAGAAGTAGATCAGATAATGATTGACAATGAGGTGTCAATAAAGGATCTTGATAAATCTCAAACACAGATAGAGGAGGTAAGTGGAGCTTCTGAGATGTTAGTAAAACTTAACAACTTGAAGGGTAAACTTACTCAAAAAGTATCTACCATTACTAAAGAGCATAAGTTTTTCACAGAGAATAGGGTTTGCCCTACTTGTACCCAAGACATAGAAGAGGAGTTCAGAATAAATAAAATTGATGACGCTCAAAATAGAGCAAAGGAGTTACAAGCTGGCTATAAAGAGCTAGAAGATACTCTTAAAACAGAAGAAGAACGAGAGCGTCAATTTTCTATTCTTTCGAAGGAGATTACTCAATTAACGCATGGCATTTCTAAAAACAATACTAAGGTCGCTGGATGTCAAAGACAAATCAGGGATCTGGAATCGGAAATTCAGGGAATTACCGACCAACTTGAAAACAGAAATACTGAGCATGACAAGTTAGAAACTTTTAGGAGTAATCTTCAGGAAACTTATAACAACCTTGCTTCTCAGAAGGAGAAGATTTCTTATTACGACTTCACTTATGGTCTATTAAAAGACGGTGGAGTAAAAACCAAAATCATCAAGAAATACCTTCCCCTTATCAATCAGCAGGTTAACAAGTACTTACAGTTAATGGAGTTCTACATCAACTTTAAACTTGATGAAGAATTTAATGAGACTATCGAGTCACCTATTCATGAAGATTTCTCCTATTCTTCTTTTAGTGAAGGAGAAAAATCTAGAATTGATTTAGCTTTAATCTTTGCTTGGAGAGAAGTAGCAAGATTTAAGAATTCAGTTAATACTAATCTTATGTTATTTGATGAAGTTTTTGACTCTTCTTTAGATACTTTTGGAACAGATGAGTTTCTAAAGATCATTAGGTTTATAGTTAAAGGGGCTAATATTTTTGTTATATCTCATAAAGGTGGAATGGAAGATAAGTTTGAAAATTGTTTGAAGTTTGATAAAATAAAAGGATTCTCTTTTTGTAGTTGATGCCTACTTATAAGCATACTAGCGGAAAGAAGTTTTTCTTTGTCCATATCCCTAGAACTGGGGGAAGATTTTTAGAAGAGAATTTAGAAAAAAGAAATAATTTTACTTGGTGTGATGGCATCATGTGTGATAGGATGTATAGTGTCTATGAGGGTGTAGAGGTAGCTCATTTTCATAGAGAGTATTATGAGAAATATTTGGACTGTAAAGGAATTCCTCATATTGCTTTGGTGAGAAATCCTATTGATAGGTTTATTTCATCTTCAATTTATCTACTACGTCACTATGGTGAATGTCAGGAGTTGATGGAAGATGAGATGATGTTTCATTTTATGTTGGAGAATCATCCATTCCCGGAATCTTGTAATTGGTATAGACCACAAATAGATTATTTGAGTGAAGATACTCATATATGGAGGTTGGAAGATGGATTGGGTGATGAGTTTGCCAGTTGGTTTAGTGGCATAGTAGGAGTTGACATAGTGTTAGATCCAAATATAAAGTATAATAAGTTTGATTGGGAATCTATAAAGCTTAAGAAGACTCCTAAGCTTATAGATAATATTAACCGACTGTATAGGAGGGACTATGAGCAACTCTATCCCGAATTGGATCCATCACTCCAAGAAGGAGAGAAAACGAAAACTTAATCCACAGGCATTACGCCAGGCAAAAGCAAGAAGAAAAGCACTCGTAAGGAAACTTAAGAGTGTTTTTTTAATGCCTAAATAATCTAGTTTGTCAAAAAATAAAATGACCGCACTGATTGACCCAAAAAAGTATAGTGACGTAGTTGACCTATTGAGGTCATTTTTTTTGTCTAAAAATTTTCTTGAAGTCCACACACAGAATCGTTTAAGTATCCTTGCTGCCTGTGAAGACCCAGAAACAGTAGCAACCTATGAGTATAATGGTCAGGTATGGCCACTACCACAGACAGGTCAAATGTGGTTGGAATA